CCTCGCCGCCCTTAGGTTCCTCGCCGCCCTTAGGTTCCTCGCCGCCCTTAGGTTCCTCGCCGCCCTTAGGTTCCTCGCCGCCCTTAGGTTCCTCGCCGCCGGAGCGCGCCTTGCTCATCGAACCGGGCGTCAAGGTTCGGCCGTTCAGCTTGCCGCCTGCGCCGCCCTTTACGGTGACGGTGCCGCCCTCCCCGGCCTGCACCAGCAACGGCCGGCCCTTTTCTTCCTTGCCGTGCGGGTGCACCGTAATCCAATGCTCCCCGCCGGCATCACCGGCTAAAGGGCCGTCTTCCTCGCCCCCATCGTCCGTCTTCGGGGGATCCGGCTGCACCGACGTGTCGAGACCGAAGTAGGGGCTCCCCTGTTGACTGGCGAGACGGTCACGCACCTCTGTCGTGTCGACCACGCCGGACTCGATATAGACGGCGTCCGTGTCCGCCTGCGTCTTGGCGTTGGTGACGGCTTCCGTCTCCGTCGGTTCCCAAAGCGGCAGGAATTCGAAGCTGATAGACTCGTCAATCTCGCCGAATTCGGAAAGCTGGACGATGCGCGAGACGTAGGTGAGGGGCCCGCGGTACAGGTCTTCCTGTTGAGCCTTCACCCACGCGTAGAACGCCCGCATTTCCCCGTCGCTGGACGCGTTGAGCCCCGACGGCGTGATGCCGAACAGCACGACGAGCGGAATGCCGGCGATGCCCGCCATTTGCTCCTGCGCCTGCGCCTGGAGCTTGTCGAGCGACGAGAGGGGCGTCGTCAGCGTGACGAAGTCTTCCGTATCCTTGTCCAGCAGCGTCAGGTTGCGATTGTCCCGGAAGGCAATGTACGCCTCCGCGCGCGCGATCACGCCGTCCCAACTGGCTTGCTCCTGGAGCTGCGCCCCGAGGTTGGTCTTGAGGATATCCTTGGAGAAGGACGATATCAGGTCGCTGACGCTCTGGCGGGTGCGCAGCCAATTGTCGACGTAGGGCTTGAGCATCTGCGACAGGGAAAGGCCGCCGAACACGTACGCCGGCTTGAGCAGGTCCGGCACGGCGCGCGACACGAGCGTCAGGAGGCGCGAGGAGTCGACCAGGTCGCCCATGACGAACCAGTTGCGCGGCTTGTAGAAGTTGGCCGTCATCGGGTTCGCGGAGTCGTAGTCGTTCGGATACACCCACACCGGCTCGACGACCCGGACAGCCTGCAGCGGACGCTTGGGGCTGATCTTGGGCGATTTAACGACAAGCGGCGTCTTGAGCTCGTCGGGGTCGTTCGCGTCGCCGAAGTCAAGGAACAGGTGCGAGCGACCGTAAAAGCCGTCTTTCTCGCTCAACTCGCGGAAGGCATCGCGGATCCCCAGGCGCTCGAAGGCTTCCGTGAGCGCCTTGAGCTTGTCGCCCTTGTCTTCCGTGCCGGCCGCGGTGAAGCGGATCCAACGGCGCGTCATTTCCTTAGCGATGATCTCCGCGGGCTTTCGGTACTCCGGACGCTGCGTCAGCTCCGCGAGGTAGGGGTAGCCAAGGAAGGTGAGCCCTTCCGACGAGTAGTATCCCCAGCCGGACACCGTCGCCCACTCGTACGCTTGCGTGATGCTCGCGCTGTCCATCCCCAGCGGCTCGCGACCCGTCGGCACGACGCCAGGCATGGGACGCGTGGCGCGGAAGGGGTCAAACTCTCGCGGTGCGCCCTTGATGGACGCCACGTCCTCCCGACGCATGGCGCGGGGCTTGCGGCGCGCGGGGGCCGGCGCGGTCGGGGCTTCCGCTACGGTCGGGCGCGGGGCGGCAGGGGCCTCGCCATGCCAGAGGCGGCGCGTGGTCCGGAGTAGCCATCGTTTCATATCTTGCGCACCGCCGCGGCGTTGATCTTCAAGGGCAGACGAGTCGCGCGACTGTATGCGATCATGACGACGTCGGCTAGGTTCGGGCTGCGCGTGCCGTCCGGGGCCTTGTCGATAATGATCTTGCCCGCGTTGGTGAGCGAGAACGTCGGTTGCGACAGTTCCCCCGTCAGCTTCGTCAGCAAGGGCAAGCCGGGCCGGATGGATATCAGGTTGTCGGCGTCCCAACCCGCCTCGCCCATCACGGCGGCGTGCGTCATCCGGAACCGCTGACGCAGACGCCACCACTCCTGCGCCTTCCGGTTCGCGAAGAAATCTTCGTTCTTCCGGCCCTTTTCGTCTTCACGCTCCGGCTCAATGACCGCTTCCGACCCCCGGAACGCAACCGCCGTGACCGTCGATTTGCCGGCCGCGAGCCGCGCCTCATTGATGACCCGGGCGTCGCCGCGCACGCTCGCCCCCAGGCCGTCGCTATCGAAGCGGAACGAGTCGTACCCCTGTCCCTCGCACCGACCGAACACGCGGGCCGTCGACTGCATGATATCGGAGCCCTTGCCGTACCATTCGTCCAGGTCTTCTAGCAGGATGCCGTGCACCCCGGCGAAGGCGTTGGCGTCGACCCCTTCGTCCGCGACGTCGAACGCCCCGTGTCGCGAGCCATGCGGCGCGATTCCCAGCTTTTCGGCCGCGCCGATGGCCGACTGGATCCAGGCGTTCGGGATGAGCACGCCGGTCACGCTCGCCGCATAGTCGCGGTCGATCTCTTGGGCGACGGTCACGGGGTCGAGCTCCGCGACCTGTTTGTCGTACCACGCCTGGTTTTTGCGCGGGTCGTCCCGCCAGTCGAAAACGAAGACGTCGACCTTGCCGCTATGGCGCTTGACCTGAAACACGTTCCCCATGCCGTTAACCGACGAGACGTCAATCCGGCAGTTGGTCGTCTGCGACAGGGACGCCTCGACGAGCTGGGGGCGCTCCAGGAAGGCCGCCTCGTCGACAAAATAGATGCTCTGGCGGTCGCCGCGCCCGATGCCGTCGCCGGCCTCCCCCGTGATCGTCGACTTGGTCCCCGGAAATTTGATGCGCATGTGCGGCGCGTCGGTCTTGTGGTTCCACCCGCCTAGAAACTCCGGGGGCAGATTGGCGAGGAACATGCGCGCCTTATAGAACAGCGACTTGGGGCTATCGAGCTTGTCGACGTATTCCTCTTTGCGCGAGCCGAACCCGATGGCGATGCCCTCATGAAACAGGCAGAGCGTGCAGGCCGTGGCGACCGCCAGCCACGAGATACCGCACTCCCGGGACTTCTCCGTCAGGCCCGGCGTCCGGCTGCGCCAATGGTCAATGACCCATTGCACCCAAGCCGTTTGCTTGTCGAACAGCAGGAAGGGAATGGTCGTCGGGAGCCGGATATCCGCGTTGCGCGGGTCGAAGGTGACGCCCCAATCGTTGATGAACGCCGCCGGGTTCTCCCGGTAATAGGCGATCAACGGGGGGAGGCGGTTGGCCCGGTCCTCACGGATCCAGCGCAGCCGGCGCGCACGCTCGTGAAAGACGGCGCTGTAATCCGGGTTCTGCCAGTCAAAATCCACGGGGGTCCGTCACGCGCTGCCCTGCGTCGGGAAGCCGGCGACCGCCTGTGCGTTCCCGATCTCTATGTTGTTCGCGACAACCGCCATGACGTCTTCTGCCGTAAGGCGTCGCCGATCTTGCAGGGCCGTCAGTTGACCGACGTACTGCGCGGCGATGGCCAAGATGATCAAGGCGTCCATGTCCTGACACTCTGCACGCACGATGGCGTTCTTCATTTCGCGCAACAGGGCTTGATGGCGCGGGGTTGGCTCAACTGCGCGCATCACACCAGCCCCGCCGCCGCGACCAACGCCGCGAGCTCGTCGGGCATGTCGGTCGTCGTGACCGGGGCGGCGGGGAGGCCAATGGACGCCAGGTAGGCGCGTAAGGCGGCGGCAATTTCCGCAATTTGCTCGTCTAGAACCTCGTCTTCGTCGATCTCGCGCTGCATCGTCTCGATCTCGCGCTGCATCGTCTCGATCTCCGTTTGCGCGTCCGTGAGGGCGGCGATGGCCGCGTCTATGCGCTCGCCAATGGGCGGCGTGGCGGTGAGGGCGGCGACGGTGCGGTCCCGGGCGGCGAGGGCCGTCTCGACGCGCTGCAGGGCCTCCGGCGTGCAGCAAACGCACGCGCCAAGCGACGGGTCGTCCGCCAGGTAGTGCGTGCCGGTGCAATGTTCGCAGGTAGCCATGAGCCGTCCCCTCTGGTGGTGAGACGACAGGCTTAGCGGAAGGTTGGCCGCTTGGTCAACTGCCATTCCTTGAGGAGCGCGGCGTTGCGCTTGTCGCACTCGTCGACCGCGGCGATGACGTCGGCGGTCTTGCCGTTCGCCTGGTCGAGCGCGGCGGTCTGCGCGTCGCCGAAGACCAGCACGTCGCCGACCGTCATGTCAGGGGGTGGAAGCGGCGCGCTCTGGACGGGCTTGCGGTAGCTGGGGGGAATCATCGGCCCGCATTGCAACGCAGGCAGGATCACCGTGAGGGGCGGCGTACTCGCACAGGCCGCTACGCCAGCGAGCGCCAGTGCGAGGATCGAGAGGCGTATCGGCCCCGGGAGACGAACGGATTGCATCGCGGTTAACCTCTCGAATGACGACGGTGCGAGCGTCACGGTCACGCCCCCGGTCGGCGATGGCGGCCCCCGCCGCAATGAGATCGCCCTGCGCCCGGCCGGACATGCCGTCGGCGCGCCCCTGGACGGCGTCGGTCTTGGCTTGCGCCGCGTCCCGGGCCTTCCACCCGAACGGGTCGTTAAGCCACCCGCCGACGTTGCGCACGACTAGCACAGTCAGCACAAGGGCGACGAACGCCGCCAGGACGTACAGCCCGACGCGCAGCGGGCTCACCCCCAGCCCCCCAGCCGCAGCGCCTTCTCATACTCGACGGCTTCCGCGGCGATCTGGCGGGCCTTGTCCTGCCCGTTGATGACCCAGCGCGCCCCGACGTAGTTTGCGCCCTTGGTGTCAATGTAGTCCCCCAGCTTGCGGCCGGTGAATTCGCCCGTCTGCATCCCGTGGATCATGACGAACGCGGCGACGTCCTCGCGCATGGCGAGCTTGGGGCTGGCGACCAGGTCGACGTTGATGCCGGCCGCCTGCAGCGCCTTGGTCATCTTGGCGTAGTTGTTCTTCCACGTGAGCTGTACGTACCCCCGGCCGCAGTAGCGCACGCCGTCGCCCGGGGAGGTGTTACCCATCTTGCGGGCGCGATCCGGATCCCGGCCCGTCACGTCGTAGTTGCGCGTCAGGTAGGCGTCGCTGCCGTACTCGCGAATCGGACGCATCGTGCCAGCGGTCTCGTGGTCGGCGGTCGCCAGGGCGTACGCGGTAAACTGCGGTCCCCACTTGGCTGCGCCGCACGCCGCGAGAATGGCGTTGATGCCATCAACCTCGCCCTGGTCGAGCGTCGGGCCCAAGAGACCGGCGCGGCGGACTACGGCGAAGAGCGCCGGGGCGTCATGGAGTTGCGTCATGGGATTTGCTGGCCTCTGGCGGGATAGGTTCGGTCGCGGCGGTCCCGCGAATGAGCGCCCATGCGGTCGCGCCGACGCTGCCGACGAAGAACGCGACGCCGGTCATGTACTCGCCCCACTCCGCTGCGCTGGGAACGCGCGTCACGGCGACAAAGATGGTCACGCCGGCAAGCATCAGGAACAGGATCAGGAACAGCGTAACGCCAAGCCCCCGCCCGATCGCGTAGGTCTCGCCGTCCAGAGCGGTCAGCCAATCCTTGAACAGCCGCGCGCCAACCGACCCCCATTCCTTCATCCTACCCGCCTTTTCAGGTCCGCCAATTCATCGCGCGTGGCGGCGAGATCCCGCCGGCACCGTTCGTCTTGCGCCTCAAGATGGTCCGTGCGCTCCTGGAGGTGGCGTATTTGTTCGCGCAGCATCTGCACGACCTCGCCGGCCGCGTCTTGCGCAATGGAGACGAGGTCCGTCTTCATCTTGCCCCGCGAGCCGACATAGGCCCAAAGGCCCCCGCTACCGACCACGGCGACGAGCAGGCCTGATAGCAGTTCAGCGCTCACGTTCACGGCGCGCCCACGTATGCCAGACGAGAACGATTCCAACGACGAGACAGACGAAGGCGAGCGCCGATGCCAGCAACCACATAGCGCCCCCCTGCCATCGTGAGAATCAACAGTTCGATGATGAACACCGCGTTGTTTTGCACGATGTATGACCGGAGTAACGTCGGGTCTCCGGCCCACCAAAAGGCCGCGTGCATCCCGAGTTGCGCCCCGAAACATGCCGCCAGCAACGCCGCCCACCAAAAGGCCGCGTGCATCCCGAGTTGCGCCCCGAAACATGCCGCCAGCAACGCCGCCCACCATTCCCGCCGAACCTGAAACCACGCAAGGCACAAGGCCAGCATGAACAGATCCTGCGCGGGGTAATGGGCCATTGACCAGGGCGCATCTACGAGAGCGGCGACTATGCGGCTAGCACCCACTCCGAACGCGATCCACGATGCCGCCCGCGCCAACCTGTCCGCGTCGCCGGTCATGTAGCGGGCGGCGGCGCAGACGAGGAACATGCCCAACGTCGCGAAGGTGTAGGCGATGGCGAGGGGGCCCATGGCTACCGTTGCGGGGGCTTGTCGTCACCGCCGGAAAAGGCCGACGCGTCGGCTTCCCCGAAGTGGGCAGCGATGAGCGCCGCTGCCTCCGTAAGCGCCACATGGGCCTGTTCGATGAGGGCCTGCGCGTCTGTCAGCTTCGCGGCTGCGGCCGGTGCGCCTGCGTCGCTAGCGCCGTCGATGCCTTCCTGGACGCGGCGTTCAAGGCCGTTGACCAAGGCCCGCACAAGGGCGGCCCGTCCGATGGCTTGCGTCCGATTCATCGCGCGTACTCCCGGTTGACCGTTCGTACCCGCGTGCGCTCCGCGTCGTCAAGCCCGAACGCGGACGGGCGCGCTGCACTCCGGGCACCACGAGCCTCGCGACGTCTGGACGGCCGGCGCGTCGCACCGGGGGCACGGGAGGGGCGCGGGGGCCGCCAGGCGACGGCTGGGGCGGTCGGCGACGAGGAGCGCCTGCAGACGGACGTCGGCGCGGTTCATGCGGGCCTCCCGGCGAGACCGCAGAAACCGCCCTCTACGACGGGGACCTGCCGTACTTGGCTGGGGATGTAGGAGTCGCCGCGTTGAACAATCGAGCCGTCTGAGTGGCAGAGTTCGACCCGCGTGATAGTTCGCCACGCCATGCAACCCGAGCCGACGCAGAGCGGTCCCGGCCCGTCCACAAGCTGCTGCGACGCGCCGAACGTAGCGGCCCGGAAGCAGAGCTTCGTCTTGGCTTCATCCTCGGTCATCGGCCCATCCCCGCCTCGACGCAGCGCAGCACGTCGCCGACCGTCAACTTCTCCCGGTACGCGAGGTCCGCCGCCATTGCCGCCCCCATGGCGTCCGTGATGACCGGCCGGCCCATCGCCTCGTGGAACAGGTCGGCCAGGGACGGCCAGTGCGTGACGACCATGCTGGCGGCGACGCCGGCGCGCTTGCCGATCATGCGCGACGTGACGGCCTCCCATCCGTGCGCGAGGTACAGCTCGCGGGCGGCGGCGAGGATGGCGGCGCGACTGGCGGCCTTGGCTTCCTTGCGGGTCATCGCACCACGCGCTCCACGAGAGTAACCGGGCCAAGAGAGCGCCCGCCGCCCGCGACGTCCTCAAAACCGACGCTGTTGCGCTCCTGCTGCGTGGCGGCCTCGATACGGACGTCGACCCCGACGGCGCGCAACGCGACTTCGATCTCGTTAAGGACGATACTTTTTCCGACCCCGACGGGGCCGCTCACCGTTACGGTAATCATCGGCGGTTCCTCCAGGCGTCCAGCGTCACGACGATGCCGACGAAGGCGGTAAGGCCCCCGACTACCGCGGTGAGCAACAGGAAGGCTTGTGCTGCGTAAGTCATGGGCGAACGCTAGTCGCCTAACCGACGTTCTGTCAATGGGTCGTTTTGACCATGTCCAGATACGTCGTCGCCGCGGTGTGCGGGTCCATGTCCTTGATCGCCTTCATGAGCGCCGGCACGTCCGGAGTGAGCTTGAGGTTGAGCCCGTCCGCGTAGCCCCCCAGGATCCGACAGAGGTTGTCCCACGCCTTCATCTGGTCGTGCATGAGCACTTCCATGCCCTGCCGGGTCGCCTTGACGCCAGCGTACAGCTTGCGGGCCTTGGGCGAGAGGTTGGCGGTATCCTTGAAGACCGGATGCGACACGCCGGCCCCGCCGCACTCCGGGCAGTCCGGGTGCGGCGCGTGGAAGGGCCGCCAGCCGAGCCCGCCCATGATCTCCGGGAGCGGGGCCTTGCCCTTCGTCGCGATCGCCAGGGCATCCGCGTACTCCGAGTCGCGCCATCGGTACGCATGGCCCTCGCCGTGGCAATGGCGGCAGTTGCCAACCTTGAGCTCGACCAGCTCGCGGGGGTCGGCAGTCGCGACGTCGTAGAAGAACGCCACGACTTCCTGCAGCGTCACGGCGGTGGGGCCGGTCGTCACCGCTAAATTGCGCACCTCCCCCAGCCGCCGGGTAATTTCGGGGTGGGCGAACATGCGGCTAATTTCGGTTTGGATGGTGTGCAGCAGCGTGTCCGCGCCCACGTCGTACGCGGCGCGATAAGCCGCCGGCCCGTCGCCTGTCGCGACGTACGCGTTAACGAACGCTTCTTGTTGAGCCGTGAGTGCCATAGCGCCACCAAAATACCCATGGTCCGGATGGTCACGCAAGCGCCCAAGGTGTGTCTTCTCGGTAACACGCAGTACCAAAGGGGCATACTGTGTAAGCCTCAACCCCTTATCCCATAAGGCTTTGCGAAGACCAGAGGTCAAAAACCTACACAGTACATACTGTGTAACCTAAGTCATTGATTTTCCACTATGTTATCAACGTTCACGCAGATACGCAGTACCAAGTGCGATATTCGCCTACGCGTGTGCGCATGTGCCTGCATGTGCGCCCGCCCGTGAGTGGCTGATTTTGCGCCTGGTACTGCGTGAACGTTGATAACTTACGGATAAGTGAGCAAATTCAACGCACTATTTTACACATGTAAAGTGGGGTAAGTACCGCGTATTGGGGTAAATGGGTCAACCATTTTCGTCCGTTAATTGCTGCCGCGCCGCGCTAATTAAAGAACGACCCGCCACGCTAATTAACGCGACGGGCCGGAAATTACTGGCGGTGGTGCGGAGAGGCGCTAGTCCGGGTCGGGCGGCACAATCCGGAGGTCAATGTCAAGACCGACCGCAGCCTTGAGGGCGTCGCCGGCCGCCTGGACGTCGAGCCCCCGGTCGACCGCGGCGTACGCATCGGCCACCCGGCGCATGGCCGGGCCGTCGAGCTGGATCCAGCGGGGCGAGCGGGAGGGGATGGTGGCGAGCATGGCGCGGGCCGCGTCTGCGTCACGGAAGGCGTCGGGGAACATCACGCGGGCGAGCACTTCCCGGACCTGTTCGGGAGTCATCGCGGGGCCGCCCATGCGAGGGGGGCCGTGGGCGGGGGCCGGGTCCCGATCCAGACGACAGGAGACGGGCCACTAAGGTCCCATAGAACCCCCGTGACGGCCACGTACCCGCCCTCCGCGACCAGTCGAACCCCGTGACCCACGGACGGCACGGCGGGGAGCTGCCTGCGCACGTAATTGCCGGTGCCGTCGGATATCCGGGCGTCGATCATTTTGTCCCTCCCGGGACGTTGAAGATGGTGAGTCCCTTGCGTTTGGCCGCCCGACCCGAAGACCAGTCGACATGCGAGCGGGCCCGTCCGCCGCACAGGCCGCGCGCCTCGCCGGCCGGCATCCCCGGGTACTGCAGGCAAAAGCCGACGGACGCGGCCTTGCGGATACGGTTGTTGAACATGCACGAGGAGCACAGGAAGACGGGCGGGGTCTCCGGGGCCTTGTCGGGCGGCTGGGGCGCATACAGCGTGACCGTGACGGTGCGGGTGTCCCGCCGGCCGACGGTCACGCCTCGCACGTCTAGAGCGGCCAGGCGGTCCGCCTCCGCCGTCGCGGCGTCCCGGAGCTCATGGCTGGAGAGAACGGTTCCGTCGGCCGCGAGCACGACGTAGGCGGTGGCATGGGCAATGCTGGTCATTGGCCTGCACCTTCCACGATGGCGAGAAAGCGAGCCTCTTGGTCCTCTCGGGTCG